AGCCTTCACTTTGTGGATCGTAGTCAACTATTTTATTCAGCTTCCAATATTGACCCTCAAAGAAATAAAGGCTGTTGAATCTCAGCTTTTGAAACTCTGCTGGTGTGATTCTGAAATACCCTCTAAATAACTTGGAATCCTTGTCTATGATTTCCGCAATTGTACGGTAGTAATAGACATTAATTAAGTTCTGATTGCTGTAAGTAAAACCGTAAGTGTTTATTCTTGTAGGCATACCCCAAAGCAAATCAAAGCTCATGTCATAAGGATCATCAACGTGAGTAGTTACCGGGTAATAATTTATATTCCTTGTGCCTGGTGTTGGTCCAGTGTATAGGTTATACTGAAAGCCTAACGTTTTAGTACCGGCATAGTATAATATTCTTAAACCTCCTGCTTTCTCTCCTTCCTCAGTGCTGCAAATCGAATAAAACCTGTTATCCTCTGTTTCTATAAATTGGGTAGGTTCAAACTTTACCTCAATCTTTTTCTCATCCTTTATGAAGTCGTTATCTACTCGGATCGTTCTATCTCCGTAAATTCGTGCAGATGATTCTTGATACTGCTCGTTTTGAATGTCGCTTCCTTCTGAATAACTAAACACATAGGGATTGTTCTGAAGTTCTCCCATTGGCAGAATCTCATGAGCTTGTGAGTAGTCTAATTTTTGCGACCAGTCAACATTAGACCCATCGTAAAACTCATCACGAGGGACAAACCTCAACGTGCCATCGTCAAGCTGCTCAATGTATAGATTGAACATCCTCACCAACGATAATAGGAAATCCTTTTGCGTATGGTCTTGGTCAAAGAAATAAGCAAAATCTACACTCTCTTGATCCTCTATTGTTGATGGGTTGCTTGTGTTGTAGACTTGCGTATCTGTATCAAGTGCAATGTCAAAATTGTAAGCTTGTCTAAATTGAGTGCTTGTACTTGCTATTTCAAATCTGTGATAAACAAAACTCACTTCATCAGATGCATCAAGTTTTAGAACTGTGTTTGCTGCTGAATCAAACGTCCAATTTGTTTGACTATCTCCCGTGCTTTTAACTTGCAAATATCTTACTACTGAACTATTGACCACTACTTGAATGGTGACAAGTCCATCATAAGACAAAACAAAGGGCGTTCCTGCTGTTACGCTTCCTCCGATGTTTATTGAAAATGTATATGTGCCACCGACTGGAGCTGTGTACTTGTATGTGGATGTGTCAAAGTTGCTTCCGTTATCATAGAAATCACCGCTTGAATCATCGTTAAAAGGTATGGTTGCTCCTGTGCTGATTGTTGTTGATCCAGAAACACCAGCATAAAACAAACGATTGTTTACAGCCGTAGAACCTGTGCTTAATCCCTCGTTTGAGAAGGGAACAATCAAACGCTTGAATCTGTCAGTTGTGAAAAAGCTATCACTTGAATAGCTGTACCCATTAACGCTAAATATTTTATCAACTACGGTTTTGGCATATAAGCAAGGTGTGTGGTCGCTTGTTCTCCACTCATCATAGTTTGCGTTATTACTTGCCCTCTTTGGTAGTATCTGTGACCATACATATCCAACGCCATACTCAAAAGCTTGTGTGCTTCCATCAACATAAATAGAAGTATCCCAAGAATCCTTGATGTTTTGGATGTTTAAAACGTGGTTGTATTCACTGAAGTCAAGGTCAGAAAGCTTGGCGTTCTCTATATCTGTGAATAGATTGGCACTCTCTCCGTGGATGGTTGCTTGGTACTCAATATCATCGTTATCTAAGACGTTGATTTGCGTCAACCTTATGAAACCCCTCATCTGCTCCATGCCGTCTAATAGGACAGTGCAATTTGCTTTCTTATTAGGATTGAAAGATGTGCCTGTTATACTATCGCCTACCTCAAATAGATGTCCGAATAATTTGTTGTTTACAGACGTACCCGGTATGGTAATAGTCTTGCTCCAATCGCTGGACCTATTCTCAGGGTTGCGAATATCTGCAATGCTCTTATTGATTAATATCTGGAAATCCTCGGAGAGTTCAACCAGTTCTTCGTTGACTAATAACTCAATCATAAAATCTGTGCTTTATCTACAAAGCTATGCTCTACCTCCAACGTCAAGTTAAATACCTTATCGTTCACATGGTATCTCTGCTCATAATCGCTTGTTGCAATGTTGATCGGTACAAGAGCCGTGTCATACATCCACACTCGTGGTGAGTTGATTAACTGCTTGAGCCATTCAGCTTCTACCTCTGTGATGTTGTTTGAGTTCAACGTGGTTCGCTGAGTCATCTCTGAATAATAGGTTGATTTGCTATGTTCTAACCTATCGTATGTATACGCCCCACCGCTCAAGGTGTATGGGTTTTTTCGGTAGTCCTTTCTATTAACGGAGAAGTTATCACGCCTCACTCTGTCAAATCGGAAGCTCTCAACTGCCCCATATTTATTGAGGAAGAAAAGGTCTACTGATTCATACTTGGAGCAGCGATTGTCTATCGTAATAGTGAACGCAGAACCAACCGCACTATTGCCCGAATCCTCTGGCGTAATTGTAAAAGACGTTGTTCCGCTTGGGATACCACCTGGTATATTCGCCCCAATAGGGAAGCGAGTGATGTCAGAGCTGGTCGCAGAGATGTTAGTGCTACTACCCCCAGAAAAAGACACAGATAAATGGTCGATAGAACTGTCGTGTAAAGCGAAGATCCAATCTTTTTGATTTTCATGTATGCGTTTTGATGTTAGTGATGTGAGGAAATTTGCACTGCTACCCGTTCCCATCATGTAGTCAGCCTCGTCATAATCCAAGAAATCCAACGGATACAATGAGCCATTCCAAACGGTGTTCCCTGTGACTTGTGTTACTCCTGTCGTTTGAACGATTGGCGTAGTTGCTCCTGTGCTGTACTCATAACCGAAGTCAAGAATGTAATCAAACACAGAGTTAGAGCATCCACTCGCTGCCGTGTCGTTATAATCCCAGTCATAAGTGACATAATCGCCTAAAATCCGTGAGATGTTAAATACACCCTCATCGGATGAGCTGTAATGTATGGGAGCTTTTAAACGGTTGAGCAGTGTACCCGATCCGTTCTTGATATCGCAGATAAATTTGAAATTGAAATTAGAAGTAATCGCAGTGCTGCTTTCATCCACAACCCACAGATTGTCATTGTAGGCTGGTTGGTGTGTTCCACTGACTTGGTGACTTGTAGTGAGTGCCATCTATTTATAATTAAGAAATCAAGCGAAGTGGCTGAATTAGAGCAACTCGTTCAAACAAGCACACACATAAGACTCAAATCCTGATACTGCCGCCTTCTCTAAACGCTTCTGCCTCTGTTTGCTGATGGTGGTGTGAAACGCAAGGGTATTCAGAAACTCAGTCAATGGCATCTCAAGTATAGCATCCCACTCCTGCCGTCTGCCTCCTGCTAATCTATCTACGAGTCCGAGCCATCCGAAAACATCTCCTTTGCTTTCTTCACCTCCGCCTTCAAATAGGTTAGGGTAGTTTTTAATAATTTCGGATAGAGTGCCGAAAAAAAAAGCGAGTATTTGTAAAATTGTGGTGCAGGTAGATCCTTAAAATTGTCAACCTTCCACTGATAATCATCCTCTATCTTTCGCCCAAATATGTTCACTCTGTAACTCAAACAAGCAATGATCTTGTGCAATGCCTCTATCTTATCGCTGTCACCTAATTCTTGCAGTTCAATGAAGTGGTGAGCCTCCATGGACTTGGCATTCTTCACGAGCTTGAATCTTCTGCCCTTGTGTTTGAATGTCCATTTGAGTCGATGCTTTGGTTCTTGCTCTAAAAACGACAAGTCAATTTTCCGCAATTCATTCAATGTCCACTTCTCAACCTCCTCATAAGTTAGCCCTTTAATTATCGCCACTGTATGAGCTGTTTTCTCTATCGGGTTAAGGTCATCAGGAAGCTCCCCAATCTCTTGAAGCATTCCGATTGTAATATCTTTCCATTTAAGCATAATAGAATAGTCCTGGTTTATTGTGTTGTTTGCAATCATTGGCAAGAGCTAAAGACATCACACAGTCATCATGTAGACCTTGTGGTGCTGTGTATCTTACGCCTGTTCGTGTATATTCAAATTCAAAGTTACGCATTTCATCGGCAATCACGCCCTCAGGGAATTTAACTTGCTGCCCTTGTACCGCCACGACTAAGCCCTCAATGAGTTGTTGCTTTGATTGGCTTGTGAATTTAAAGCCTTTGATTCTTGGATGTTGCCTTTGTAGTTGCTCAACGATAGGATCACCGACTCCTGTACTATCCACAAACGCAGGTGTGTTTCCTATGGTTGCTGTAATCTTCTGAAGTGTCTGACTCCAATCTGCTTGAAATCTGTCAAAGTGAACGACCTCTCCCTTTTCGTTTAATCCTATGATCACAGTCCAGTCAGTGTACTTTGCAAGGTCAATTCCGTATGCTGTGGGTGTGCCGCTACTCTGTTGGATACAAGCGTCAATGTTCTCATGTCCGAACGGGTTGCTATTATCATCAGCAGGTTCAGCCAAGTACAACTCACGAAATACATACTCAGGCAAATCCCTCTTAGCTTGTTCTATCTCCTCACGTTCAATGATGCCTTCATCTGCCGCATCGTAAGCCGTGATTTTGAAATACTCCATGTTCGGATCTCCTGCCTTTGCCCTTTCCCCTAATTTGTAAAACCAATTCTTTTTGCCCTTGACGTTTCCAATGAGCTTACATTTGCCCTGGGTTGCTGTTAGTGTTGAACGTAGAGCGAACCATGAATCCTCTCTTGCTCTTGATGCCTCGTCAAATACCGCAGCATACACATCATCCCCGTAAAGGTTGTCAGGCTTCTCTGCTGATTTAAACTCAATCCTTGAGCCTACCGGTGTTATTAGTGTCAACTTGCTTTCGTTAGATACAAAGAAGTTTTTCTCTGTCACCTGTGCCTTCATCCTTCTGAATGCAATTTCCGCTTGTTGGTAGACAGGAGCAACCCACCAGACTGACTGATTCTCTTTTAAACTTAAAGACTGCTCAAATAACCAAATGATATGACTTGCCGTTTTACCTGTCTTAGTCGATGCAGCCGTTATCGTGTAACGTGCCTCACTATCTAAGATGGCTTTTTGGTAGCTCGTCAGTTTTGGTCTTGAGTAGTTGATTTGCATTTTTAACCCCTTATTTACGTGTTAAAAAAAACCGATTTTGTTTCACGATGTAACACTCCTTAGAAGGTCTACACGCTTCTTGTTGATGGTATCAAGGTTGTGGTGTTGGTGGCAATACTGATAGTTTATCTCACCTACCTCTTTGACTTTGTCAGACTTGATTAGCTTTCCAATCTCTGACCAATCGTTGTTCTGAACAAAGAAACATCCGAGGTTGTCTCGGTGGTTAGTGTATGGCTCAACTGCACTTACAAAGATGGGCAACTTGTACGCTGCCGCTTCGAGAATCTTTAACTCTGATTTGTATCGGTTGAACTTAGTGGGAAGTAGTGGAGCAATGCAGATGTCAATCTCTGAGTAATACTTGCCGAACTCGTTTGCCTTTGTTCCTACCCTTGTCTGAAACCAGTCTGGTCGTTTATGCCTTGGTTCTCCTGTGATTGCCTTTTCCATGATTGCCCAATCAGGAACGTTCTCATGGAAGCCACACATTAGAAATCTCGCTCCGTATTCCTCACAGATAGGCTTTATTTTGTCTGTAAGCAACTTTAAATCTTCTGTATGTGATAACCCTCCCACCCAACCGATAGTGAAAGGATGCTCCGTTTCTGCTTTCCATTGGCTTTGATTTAAGTCTAAAGCATTGGGGATGATTGTGACGTTTTCATTAAACTCTTTGACCTTCTCCTCAAGTTGCGGAGTAGTAACCATCACAGCATCTGCATAGTGCAAACTGTCCTTGATTCCATTCTTGATATAAGCCCGGTAAAACTTATACGCTGGGTTATGTTTAGGAATTACCCAATAGTCATCAATATCAACTATAAAAGGTATTTTCTTTTTTGCGAGTATCGGCAGAATGTTGTACTGCAATCTTCCAAGCCATCGGTTGAATACCACGCAATCGTATTTCTCAAATGGCAAATCAGCCCACTCGTTCTGATCCACGGACACATCAACTGTGATTCCGTAGTCTATTTGTATTTTGACGTAGGGAGTGTACAACCTATGGAAGGACACTCCGTTCATGCCGTCAAGTAATAGTAAGATTCTCAAAATGGTAGATCGTCTTTCTCCTTCGGTGGTCTTGGTACTGCCACATAGTGAGTAGCCTTTGACCTGTCATTTTGAGTCTTGAGTTTCTGCACTCTGATGCGAACATCTCCGTACTTGTTAATCTCAAGCTTTCCGTCTGCGAGTGCTTGTTTGAATTTGTCCACGTTTACTGTGATGTTCAAGCCGTAGTCATCTGACCAGGCGTTTCCTAAAAATGTAATTTCATCCATATTATTTTCCGTTTGTGTTTAGTCTAAATTTAAAGTGACATTTACAACCTTTGCCTCAACGGTTGCGTCTACTGTTTCTTTGGGCTTACCATATACTCGACTCAGTAAAGTGTCCATTGAATAGAGTGAGCCTTTCTCGTACGATTTAATGATAGCCTTTGCAACTGTCTTTTCTAACATAGTTGCTCCTTCGTTCTTCAGAACCTTTTTAATCTCTTGCTCATCCATTGCCATGATTGCTTGGATGCTGTCGTTCACTTCTGAAAGCTTGTAGCCTTCCTCCTTCATCAAGGTGGTGAACTTTTTAGGTCTGCCATTAGGGTTGTTGGTTTCCCCTTTCTCTGGAACTTTGAGTGTGCCTCCGTTTCTGCCTGGTATCTCTTTCATTACTTTGTTATTACTTTGTAATTACGTTCATTCATCTTTACCTTATGGACAACTTTTAACATCTCTTTGTGTTGCTTTTTATCACCGTATTCTATGTGACAACTTCTACACAATCCCATCAGGTTTTCAATGGTGTCTTTATTTCCTCCACCCATTCCACGAGCCTCGATGTGATGAATGTCAACTGCTGTATTGCTGCATAGTTCACAAGGTATCCAATCGGTGGGGTGGTAGTTCATTTCCTTCAGATATATTTTGGTGTGCTTTTTCACAGCCTAATTACTTGACATTTAGTTCGCTGCTGAAGTTCGTGCATATGAGCGTTGTGAGCGTTGAAGTTTGTTCCTTGCTCTGCTTGGATATAGTGTTCAGTTAGTCCTTGATACAAAGCTTTACCTCCATCTATGCCTAACGTATATACCTGATCAAACCGGTTCATCAGTAGTTCAAATGCGAATGAGCTTGAGTTGAAAGTTCTGAATGTGTAATGCCCTATATTGGGATCAATCTTAAACTGAACAAAGATGGTGTTGTCATAAATCTTTTTATTGCAAGTTCTGGTCAAGATGAAACGTGCCTTGTATTTTCCGTTTATGTATTTCTGTGGTTCGTTGTAGATGGGTGGATCATGAAACGCTGCTATATCTGCGTATCGTGTTTTTTCCAATGCTCCATTAATTGTCCAGACGTTGTAGTCTAACATCATAGAAGCATCCCACCTCTCAAGCGATGGACCAGTACCCACAACAAGCCAAGGCTTATCCGTTGCCCAGGTCTGTTTTATTATCTGTGTTACGCACGACACGTTTTCTTCGCTTTTTTTTAATTGGTTGCTCGTCGTCTGCAAGAGTGTTGAGTTCCTTGTTCTGTGCCTCTGCTCTGATAATCATTGAGAGCATTCCCTCAACGACACAGTTGCCGCACGTTGGAAGTGGTTTACCCATCTCTTGTAAGTACACTGCTCTGAACTCCACGTTTTGTTCAGGTGTCATTTTCAGCACTTGTGTTTCTTTCCATTTTTGAAACACCGGCAACATCTCTGTTAAGATGAAATCAATTTGTTCTTTGTTCATTTAGTATTCTGATTGCTTTGGTTAACGCCTCATTGACTTCGCTGGGTCTTGGTTGACTTATGGCAAAGCCCCTTCGGTATTTTAAATGTCTTTTTAATGTTTCAATTACTTCGTTAATGTCCTTTAGTTCATACATATCTGTTCAATATCGCTGCTATCATTCCACTTGCAAATGAGAATAGAACTCCCTCCAAGGAGTGGAAGTACAGTACACTCAGCCAAAACGCCATACATAGCTCACAGGTAAATGGCTTAACCTTGAACTTGTATGTCCAGTTTCTTACAAGAATTACTCCTGCTGAAGCGAGTCCTAATATCTCAAATGTAAGGCTCATATTTTTTGAATTGTTTGTTCGCTTTGTATTTAATCTCGTTAATAACTTTGTCTATCTCATGCCTACTGATGCCGGTGGCTCTGCTTATTGATCGTGCTGATTTTGGTTTAATGTTTCGACCTCCTTCAGAATACAACTTCCAAATCTTTGTGTGATACCAATCGTATTCTCGCAACACAATGTCAATGCAGTAATGCAGTATCTCGTTGCGGTAGTCAACATCGTGGTCAGGTATCTCAAGTTTGGAGGAGTCCAACATTGGCTCTTGTTTAAATAGTTTGTTAAACCTGGTGTATTGACCATAGGCTTGATTGACCACGATACGGATGACAAGCCCTTCCCAATATCCGCTATTGTATTTTTCAAGTATCCATTCTTCATCCTTTTCGCAGATTATTAAAAACACCTCCTGATATAAATCATTGGCTTGGTGCTTCCCTATCTTGTCACAAACTTCCCTCAACCATTCGGCTGTTGTCAGCTCGTTTATGATGTCGGCTTTTTTGATATGTCAAAGTTTGTTTATCTTTTTTATGATTGTTTAGGAAGTTTTACACAATAAACGCACAGTCTTATCATTGCAGATGCTGTAAACCTCAAAGCCTTGTTTGATGTATTTCTTGGCATAGTAGATGACTTGCTTGTCATTCTCAAGGATTATGTGAACGTACTCACGTCCCTTCCTGACTGTCAGCTCCATTAATCAACTCTAATATGGTTAACTCCTCTCTGTACACTTGCGGAATGTCCAGCCAATTCTCTACTCTCTTACATCCATTTATAACGCTTGAATGGTCACGATTGAAGATTGAACCTATCTTGACGGTGCTGAAATTCTTTCTATGCCTTAGATGATAAAACAAAGCGTGTCTGACATTGACGATTGATCTGTCCCTCATTGGGCTTTTGAGTTCGTCTTCTGTTATACCGT